ATGACTTTTTCTTCAAATATTCCCTGAATTCCGGGTTTGATAGCTCCGCTACCATTTCATGTGCGCTTTCGCAGCCATAATATTTGCCATAGCCATCTGCTTTGATTTGTTCATATATTTCGAGAAGCATGAGACCGCCTTTAACTCTATCTCTTTCTTCTTCAGCAATAAGCTCTTCTCTTCCTTTTCCGCTTGATTTAATGCGATTTTCGTCAACCCTTTCAGCTATGCTTATTGAGTTTTCTGTCAAAGCGTGGATAACCTCATGCAAAATGACTTCTGCTTTTTCGTTGTCATTCAATTTGTTTAATTCGTCAACGTTATATCTTATTCCTCTAGTATTGATGGGGCCTGTACTTCTTGCCGGGTTAAAATTTCCTAAGATATTTCCGTTCCCAAATCCTTTAATGAAATCTTTTGCATTCCAAAAGGCAATGACATAGGGCATATACTCTTCCTTTTGCATTGTTTCAAACGCATCAAAGACTTTTTTGCCAAGTTTATTGGTTTCTTTGTCTGTATTTAATTCGTTGAATGTGGCTCTTAAGGTTTGTGTGTCAATGGCTCTTGCGTGGAGTTTATGCTCTTCATCAAGAACCGGGTTCTCCATCTTTACCGACTTGGGGTTATTGTTTTGTTTATTCGTTGGTGATATAGTGGTCTTAAGAAGGGACGTGGCCGATTTGACGGCCTGCCCTTCTTTTTGACTTTTTGCAATGGCTTCCTTCATTCCATTTGTCCATAACTCCCGGATATGTGCATAACTATCCTGTAAGTCATTGGATATTTCATTGGGAGAACGGAATCCACCCATTAAGTCATTGAAGAACTCTTTGATGTGGTCAAACCACTTCTTGATGGCTTCCTGTAATTTAGTTAATCCGTCCTGATCCGCATTGCTTAATATCTCCTGCATGGTATCAGAATTGTTAAGCATATCTTCACATCCTCTTGCAACTACTTCCTCAAGAGCTACTTCATCGATGTTTTCTCCCTTATATTCGTTCTTTTCGAGAATCTTCTTTTCTCTTTCAATATGCTTTTCAAGCGTTCCCTTCTTGGTTAATGACTTCTTAACGGCTTCTTCCAATACGTTGTAAGCTTCCATATTGTTGAACTTTAACCAATGGGTTAATTCGTGTGACAATGTGGATATAACGTACTGATTCATGCCGTATGCGTTATCTGCAAAGGGTCTTGCTGCTAAGTTAATGTAAACAGTACCGCCTTCTTCGTTTGAAATGAATTCACCATTCTGAGATGCGGCTGCTCTGTCAATATAGACTCTTACATTAATGCCTGACAACTTTGAAAAGGCTTCTACGATTCTATGGAGTTTCTTCTGTGTTCTGTTTAACTTTCTGAAGAAGTCTTCGTCCTCTGTAAATTCTCCATTTGTGTAAGTACCTGCCACGAATGTTCCGGGACGATTTGTTTCAGCATACTTATTGGCTACTTCTTCAAGGATGTTGTTATCAGCGATTTCTTCTTCAAGAGCCTGTTTTGCTCCAACATTATAGATGGCTCTTGCCTTGGCTACTCCAAGGGTGTCTAAAATCTGTGTTTGGTCTGAGAAGTCAATGCCCTGCTTTCCTGCTTCGTATAAGTATCTAGCGTATGTATCGTAATCTGCTATATCCTCTCCACCATAGTAATGAACGTAGGCTTCTTTAAACTCTTCGTTCTCGATGTTTGCTGAGTATGACAAGGCTGTTGCCTTATCGGGGGTTACAGTTACGTCCTTGGAGTCAAACTCACCTTCGCTTGTCTTAATTGTGAATGTACCGTCCTTATTCTCTTTCATGGAGATAATTTCGGCTTCTTTTCCTTTTACCGTGTTCTTTTCCCCGGTCTTAACAGCTTTGGATGCCTTTGCTGCTTCAGCATTCTTGGTGTTAGCGATTCTGTTATAATTCTGAACGGCTTTTTCAGCACGATTTAAGGCTTCGCTCTGAGGATTCTCGGTTGATTCCCATTCTCCACCTTCTGCTTCGTCTACAAAGTCTCTCTTGGCTTGTTTATAGTCTTCGTTTACTTCATTAAGCGCACGGTTATAAAGGCTACCCTTCTGCCAATTTGAAAGGTTACCTTCGCTGTTTAACATCTGTTTATAGTCACCATAGACCTTTGAGCCTTCTCCAAGGTCTTCCATTGCGTTTTTGAAGGACTCTGTGTCGATTGCGCTTCCTTCTCTTGCTGTTGCAAGCGAATGTACTCCACCTTCTGCTCCTGCTGATAAACCTGCTGTTACAAAGGCTTCGCCTACTTCTAAAGCAAAGTCCTTTGCCGCCATTCCAAAAGCCTGTGCCTTTGAATATCCAAGTGATTCATACTTCTGTCTATTCTGATTGAACTCTGACTCGCTTCCGTTACGTACCAAGTCATAGATCAGGTTGGAAAGTGAGCCTACTACTTCTTCAGAACCTTCTGCCAAGAACTGATTGATAATAGTCTTAATGGCGGTTTTGCCTTCTTTGAATGCCCAATCCATTCCTATCTGTTCGGTTAAGGCTTCAATAGCACCCGATACTACGGCTTTTTCCATGGCTTTCTCTTCTGACAAGCCACTATTTAAAGCATCTCCATATTCCTGTGCAAATGCTCCTGTGCCAATAATTGCGTTATAGAATGGGCCAAACATACGCTGTCCCAAACGTGATGTGACACCTGTAGTCAATGCGTTGTAACCTATCTCTAAAGGTTTGCCTATTAATCCTGTGTTTTCACGGATTGTTTCCGATATCTCGGACTGTGCTTTATTTACTTCTCTTAAACCTCCCGATAATCCTTCATACGGATTGTATTTTGTTCCTTGAATTGCAGAACCAAGCATCTCAATTCCTGCGCCCAATGACATTGCAGGAGTGCCAACCATATCCATTGCAGTAAATGCCAAAAAGTTAAAAGGATTTTTTGTTGCTATTTCTGAATAATCGTTTGAATACTCTTCCTTAAAAGCCTTGCTTGCCTGCAAAGAGATTTTTTTCAAATAATCTTTGTAAGCCTGCTCTCCCTGCGTGTTGTAGATGTATCCTGCAACATCCTTCATTTCACCTGTAAGCTGTGTAAAAGAAGGAACTCCCATTCCTACCTTTGCAACCGAAGGAGTCTTACCGCCCTTCAAAGATGCCATAATTGCTTCGTCTTCTGCTTCCTGCAAGGCATCAATGCCAAGCTTTGACTTTTCTGCAAAGTCCGTACTATTCATTAAGCCTTTGTATTCGTCAAACGGATTAAGCTTCGCATAATTGCTTCTAGCACCTGCAAGTGCTTCCCTTTCCTTGTCTGAGAGAGAAGCATTTGCAAGTGCCTTGTCAAAGTCTTCTACGGAAGAGTAGTCTGTATATCCCTTCAAGAACTCAACCTCTTCCGGGTCTTTTGACCTTAATAACGCTTTCTGAATCTTGTCATATGTTGCTCCGCTATACTTCTTAGTTAATTCTGCGTTCTTCTTTGCTTTATTGAAGGCATCTGCGTTCTTATAAGCCGAATATGCCTTTGCTGTTTGGTCAAAGCCTTCGTATGCTTTGGAGAAGTTATTGTATGCTTCCCGGATGTTGTCATCTACACCATAAGTGTTTACATAGTCGCTCATGGCTTTGTTGGCTTCGGTTAACTTATTCCTATAGCCTTCCATCGCTTCTTTGGTATTCCATCCACCATATGCGCCCTGCAAGGCTTCATATCCGCTTGTGTAAGCATCTATGAATCCACCTTTGTCTCTTTCGGCTCTTAATCTTGATAATCTGTCATCGTTCTTAGAAACTGAAGAAAGAGCAGATTTTGCTCTGCTCTCTTCTCTTTCTTTTCTTAGTCTCTCTAATCTATCCATAATCAACCTCCGATTAACCCTTAGTAAGTTCTTTTGCTTTTTCTTTGCCATACAACTTTACAAGTTCATCGTATGTGTAAATCCTTCCCCATTGGTCTTGATACGTATTGTCACCCTTCTTAAAAATGTTTCCTCGACTAGTGAGCGAATACGATGTGGCATCTCCTTTTGCTCTAACGTAATCGTCAAGCTTCAAAAGGTCTTCATCGGAAAGTGGAAGGCCATTTGCCCATTTATCGTATTCATCAGGGCCATTCTTGTTATACATTTCTAAGCCTGTCTGATAATACTTGTCATCTAACTTAGCGTATTGGTTTGCAAGTGCTTCTTCCTGCTCTTTGGCTTCCTTCTCTAATGCTGCTTTTTCTGCTTGAGCCTGTTTATAATTCATCTCTGCTGCCCATTGGCGAGAGTTTTCGTTGAAATTCTTTGTCTGCCAATAATTATCGTATTCTTGACCATATATACGATTTGCGTTGTCTAGGTTAAGTCCGTATGCGTTTGTAAGTCTTCCGTATTCGGTTTCGTCTGCTGTCTGATACATTCCAAGTCTGCTATATAAGTCTTGACCTTCCTGATCATAAGCGTTTCTTGCTATTCCGTAATAATCCGGGAGAGCATCATATGCACCTTTAATAAGCTCATTGTAGGCTTGGTTTCCTGCGCTTGTTGCGTATGTTGAACCATAGCCACCTGTTAATGCTGAAGCCTGTCCTATGGTGTCCTGCATGGCTGTCTGTCCTGCTGACATAGCACCCTGCAAAGCGTTCTGAAACAAGGGGTCTGTGTTAAAGTCATAACTGAATTGTGGTCTGTTTTCAATCTGACTCATGATGTCATTGATTTTATCCGTGTAGGACGTTTTACCTGCGTTTATCTTGTCAAGCAATGACTGTGTGTACTCCATTGCCTTTGTGTATGCGGCTGAAGGTTGGAAAGAAGCAATGTTACCATAGTATGCTCCAACACCGCCACCTGTTCCGTTTGTTGTGGGAGTGGGGTTATCATTTACACTTCTTAAAGAAGGTTTTAAATCCTCGTCCTTGTTCTTATACTGATAATCAGGATTGATACCGGGTGAAGCCTGTGGCTTTATGACTCCTGCCTGTAGTCCTACCTTACCTTGATTGCCTATTGAGTTTTGCTTCTGCTCATTCTTTGCATCCTGAATCTTCTTCAGAGTGTCCAACGGATTGTAATAACTCATCTTTGCTCTCCCCCTCTTCGTGTTCTTTTGCCTGTTCTAAGGCTTCATTTATTGCTTCTTTACTTACTTCTTCATAGACTTCTTTTATTACTAGCCTTATGGCTTCCTTCGGAAGTCCTATGTTATCTAAGTAGTCTTTTATGTTTTTCTTTAAAGATATTAAATCAAGTGAATTCATGCTAACCCCCTTATCCAAGTCTTCCTTGCTCTGCCGAACAAAGCATATATCTGTTATAGGACGGAAACCACACCCATTTGGGAGTCAAGGTTACAGGCCCCGGAGTATCATCGCAACCTGCGTTCAATCCTGCCGCTATTAGTGTGGCTACCCACAAACTATATCCCGAAAACGATTGTGTATTGATATATGCTGCGTTAATCTTTCCTGATGTAATCTGTGAAGCAGAAATTGTTAATCCACTTATTTGAGAGCCATAAATCGTTTGAGCCGATAAATTATCGGTTGTAATTGCCTTGGCACTCAATGTGTTGATTGCTGCTGATACCGCATTAAGACTTCCAATATCGGCATAGTTTGCTTGAACATATGATATGGATGCATAACTTGCAGATATCTGCTGTGCCGTTATGTAATTGGCTCTTAAATAATCGGTTTCAACGTAATTGGCTTTGATGAAGTTTATTTTGTCATCAGAGTCCGCTTGATACTTCTCAAGGGAGTTAATCTTGTCTTGAAGGGGTTTTGAAAGGTTCTCCCATTTGACGTTGTATAACTCCGACTCAATCTCGTCTTTTAACTGAGTTAAGTATGTTCGCATCATCGCCATCTGTCTGTCGGGAGATACGTTCTTTCCCGGAAGATTAAAGGTTGATAACATCAAACATCACTTCCTTCCTCATACTCCTTTGTGATTGAAAGAATTTTGGCTTCGCCTGATCCGACAATCTTTATCTTGAAGTGGTCGCATCTGTGTGGTCTTATCGGAACAGCAAATGAATTGATTCCTTTTCCACTCATTCCAAATACGTATTCCCACTTATCGGATGAGTCATAACTTACATAGAACGATGCATGGCTTCCCATGTATAAATTCATTCGTATGTTCATCCTTGCCAAATACTTTCTGTCCGGGAGACTTCTTGATTTACTTCCTGCACTTCTGTATCCGATGTTTCCACTCTCCACGAACCAAGATACTGTTTGTTCTTCTGTGCCTTGAGTGTGGTTTATGCAATACAAATAATTGTCCTGATCTATATAGAAAATGTCTCCATCATGCTTAACCATGTACTTTGGATACAAGGCATCCTCTTTTGACCAAAGGTTTGTAAATGTATCGAATACAAACATTGTCTTTGAGTTATTCGCATCTTTCATCGAGATGTAGTATTTATCGTTTACTCCTGCGGCGATGGCTTCTGTGTATCTTTCTTTTCCCAATGCATCGGAGATGTTCTGAGGAAAGTTTCCATCGTACACACAGACTCCGTCTGTTCCCTTGTAGTAAAGCAATTCGTTTAAGAGAGTTAAACTTCTGTCTGAGCCTTCTTCCACTCCCCTACATTCGATTTCTTTGTATGAATGCGCTCCATATGATGAAATGGAGATTTTTAAAATTGAATCCTCTTTAAAGAATATGGGGTATCCCATGTAAGCAAATGCTCCTGTGAATACTCCGTCTGAGCCTACTGTAGCCGCCCATGAGTCTGTGGATATCCCTGCAAAGCAATTCCAATTCTTGCAATCTCCCAACTTGGATGCATACACTTCGTGTCCGTCAAGAGAGCATCCCCACAATCTATTCTGACATTCGCAAATGTGCTTCATGTCCGGGGCCTTGCGCTCTGCTTTGAATAAGGGGAAGGTAAAGGTTTTTGTTGCCTGATCCAACAGTCCTGTTACGATGATGTAATCGTCACCTTTGTCACTTATAGCGAAGTTATTTGACCTTAAACCATCTCCGTCATCGTTTACAAAGATATAATTACCTCTGTCCCATGTGATGCCTGTCATATCGACTGTTATTTTTACACCATCGCCCTTCTCAAAGTTCTTTCCCATGTCTGTTGCCGAAATCTTAAAGTAGGTAGTGGCTACGTTCATCCACATCTTTGCCGTTGCGGAATATACCATTAAGGTGGTCTTTCCGTCTGTGGTGTTTAACTTATAATGTCCGTCTACGGCCTGGCCATCTATTGTGATGTTTTCACCCTTGGCATTTACCTGTGTCATGGTGATAGATGTGCTTTCGTATGCTTGACTTGCATCCATCGTTCCCGATGTATCGTCTTTGGTGTTGTACCATACTTTATCCGGTAAGATTATGATGTAAGCACCCATCTTATATAACTTCTTTTCGCTGTTCTCCAAGGTGGGTGTGGTCTTTGCTACTCCGTTGATGAACAATTTGACTGTTGTCTCGTTATTCTCCGTTACCTCATCAACCCATACCAACTCTTCCTTGGACATAAGGCCCAAAGGGTTATTTAATGGTGCGATTTTACCTCTTAATGGTCTTGTCGATACAAATGGAAAATCCTTCGTAGACATATTCTTCATATCGTAGAACTGTTCCTCGGAACAGAATGCGTTATGATTTAGGCCTGCGAAGGTTTGTATTGATTCTTTATATCTTCTGATGCTGTTTAAGTAAGGATATGTATTCATGTCTACCCCCAAATACGAAAATTGTTTCTATTGATGGGTCTATGAGTCTTGTGATAGTGGTGTGTGTAGTCTTCTAAGTATGAGTTATACATAACCGCTGAATTGTTATAACGGTCTGTTTCCTTGTTGGCTTCGTCTATCTTCATCTGAAGGTATGCCGGGTATAACTCATCATAAGGATAAGGCACAAACAACTCTTTCTCTGTGTTGTCTACCGAATAAGGCTCAAATGTCCTCTTCTCTTCACAGGGGTTTAAGTAATGTGTCTTATAGATGTCTGTATATATAGAATTATCAAGAAGGGATAACCATCTGATTTTCTCTTCTTCTGATATTGTGTTCGGATTTGATGTGTCTACTCTGTCTATGGCTTCTCTTATTGTCATCTCTTATCTCCTAAAAAAGGGGGAAAGGCTTAAAGCCTATCCCCCAATTGTTTAAGGTTCTCTCAAGGCTTTTTCTTGTGCATACTTTAATGCAGCTACCTTGCCTTTGTCTGCGTTATCGATTACTTCTGCTAACTCTTCCGGGACTTTAACCGTTACTCCACGCTTAATGCGATAGCCTTTGAAGTTAACGCTGAAGTATTCTTCCTGTGGTGCATTGGGGTCTTCCAAAAGTGGAAGCGTTCTCTCTACTAACTTTTTTTCTTTCTTTGTATCTTCTGATACAACTTTTTCTTTCTTGTTTTCGTCTGCCATGTTTTTTCTCCTTTTAGGGGGAGATGGCGAATCTCCCCCTTCCTGATCTTAGTTTTCTTCGTCTGTATCAGCGTAAGATGAACCGGATTCTACACGAAGCATTCTTTCCTGATAAAGAATCTTCGCACCGTGGTTAAACTTGTAACCGATTGTTGAGAACTGATTGAGAGGGCCGCCAATCTGACTTCTGTCCTTTACAATCATCTCAAAGCTTTCGCCTGTGGGTTCAAGTACACCAAATGCATCCTTGCCCAAGAACAATGTAGCGTATACAGAATCACCTGATGCTGCGCCACCTGTAGGTGCTAACACTTTGTTTGCAGAAATTGTGATTGCTGCTGAAAGTGTAAGTGATGCGCTACCTGCGGCACCTGATGTTGCAGATGAAATTGTGTATTCGTTTCCGTCTTCGTCAAAGATTGTTCTTCCTGCAAGTGCTGTTGCATCTGCGGAAGTGATTGCTTCTTTAACGGCTACTGTTGCTGAAGCCTGTGTGATGGCGGTCTTAACAGTAAGGTATCTTGAACCTTCTGTAAGGTCTTCACCTCTCCATACCTTTGCTTCGTTGGATTCGATGAAACGGCATCCGTGAAGTGTTCCGATTTCGCCCTTGAAGATGGGGTCAAGGTCTGCGTACTTGTGGAACTCTTTCCATTCTGCTGATTCACGAAGGTCTTCTGCAACTGAAGGATGGATAACGGCTACATATGTGTTTCCTGAGAATCTAGGTGCTTTGTTCTTCTTAAGCCATGTAACAGCTTTGTTTACCATCTTGGGGGTCAATGTTGCTGTCTTATCAAGAGCCTTTCTTGATGCAACGGCTGTCTCTGTTGAACCTGAAATGGTAGGACAATAAGCTACTGAGTTACCTGCTACGATGATGTTTCTTGTTAAGGTATCGTAGGTTTCACCACCTGCTGCGCCCATTTCTTCGGATGCGCCATAGATTACATCGTCATAAGACTCAAGCTCAAGTCTGTCTGATACTGCTGTGTAGTCACCGTGCTGTGTTGTGGTGGCTTCAATCTTGGTCATACCAAAGGTCTTACCTGCAGGGATAACACCTTCTGTTAAAGGTGCAAGAGCTTTTTCGAAGGTGTTGAACTTTCTCCATTCAACCTTGTTGCCCTTCATAGGCTGCTTCTTACCCAACTGAGTGAAGACTGATGCTTCTCTTGCGTTCTCTAAGAGAGAAGTATCGTAGAAGGTCTTCATTGTGGGGGAGAAATCGTTACCTGTTGTGTTGTCACTTGTTCTGTTAACAGGGTTAACTTCAAGTGTTCCGGGGTCTGTGCGTACTGTCCAATCAAAAAGCTGTAAGTTAAATTTCTTCATAATGGTCTCCTTTCGCAAGGAGATGTTTTAGTTTCTCCTCGCTCTTCTTTGCTCATCCGCATATGCCCTGACCTGAGCTAGGTTCATATGTCGGAAATCTTGATTTACGATTGCTGAAGCCTGTGAGGATAAACCATTTTCGACAGGACGTTTGAAATTCGATGCAACGGCATTCGCTATCTGCTGAGATGCTCTCTGTGAGATTGCCAATCCTTGTCTTTGCATAAGCTCATCATGATGTACTACTTGGTAAACGGCCAATACGTCTTCGTTTGTTGCCTGACACAGACGAACAAAGCGTTCATTCTGCATCTCTTTCTCCAAATCGAATTCCGGGTAAACCGCTTTCGCCCTTGCAGCAGCTTCGACAAGTCTTTGGGTTCGGGCATTCTTTTCTGCCGCTTCCTCTCTTGCCTTCTTATCTGCTTCGTAGGCATCAAGCCTTCTTTGCATATCAATCTGCTTACGTGCTTCATCGTTTGAAAGGTTATGCTCAATCGCATAATTTTCTACGTAGGCATCGTCTGCGTTGACCGCTTCCGTTAGCTTGTCTAGGTAGTCTTCTGCTGATGGGTCTAGGTTGTATTTCTGCGCTACCACAGATAATACCTGACTCATCTTTGAATCCTTGGCCTCGATGTCCTTGTACTTCTTGAGCCTATTGCTTATGGTCTTGTCCATATAGGCTTTGTGTTCCTCTTTGTACTCATCAGACTTAATCAAGTCTTCAAATGGTATGTGTGAGGATTCTTGAATCGGTGGTTTCGACTCTTCGTGGACTTCTGCTGCCTTCGGCTTCAAATTCTTCTGCTTTTGAAGCTCTGCATTCTTTGCCTTTCTGTAGATGTCCTTTGCCTTTTCAGGGATAAAGGCAGGTATTTCTTCTCCTGCTGCGTTGTCTACCACGGCTGATTCGGTGCTTCCTGATCCTTCTGCGCTTGAAGAACCTTCTCCACCGCCTTCGCCAAACAACTGAATGTCAAATTCTTTGAGCATATGCGCTCCTTTCTTGGTCTCTGTTCGTATAGTGAACGGCTCTATAATCATGTTACTTTTTGTCTATGCTTTTTCTCTACCCACACCCTTTTCTACTCGTCTTCCGACAACTAGCTTTACGTTGTGTGGATAGTTTGAAGCCATTAAATTGAATCCTGTGAGAACGGTTAACAGCATGACCTGTACGTTTCCTTGGTATTCTTCCTTGGGAGTTACCAAGAGTGTGCCTTCTCCCTTCTCCATTTCGTAGTTAAGGGTCTTAAGCATCTTCTTGTTGTCTTCCAAGACGTTTGCCAAGGTGTAGAACAATGTCGATACACCTGCACATACAATGTCCTTGCCTTCTTCTCCATAATTTGCGTGTCCTTTTATCTCAAGGACGATTTCTGATTTCTCGTTGTCTGTAAATGTTATGTTTATCATTCTGCCTGTGTTGTCTCCCTTGCCTGTTCTCTTGCTTTCGCCATGTGTGTGGGTTCTTCATTGGTTTCTAAATTAACTTCTTCCCCGGAAGGTAAAGGCTGACCGCCCTGACCCATTACAATGTTTGCCAAATCGGGTACAAGCTTTGGTTCGTACTTCTGTGCCAATGTGAGAGCCACCTGCTGAAAATGTGTTAACATCTCAAGAAGCGTTCCGTTTGACCTTATCCTCTGCATGATTTCGTCTTTGCCTGTAAAGTCCATCATCTCCAAACAAGCAAGTGCCTGATCCGACATCTGAGGATTGAAGAAGCCAAGGTTATAAAAGTTAAGTGCTAACTCGTTTTGCTCCATCTTCTTGTAAGGATTTGCCTTTTCTGCCGTGATGCTTATATCAAACTCAGGCTTTCTAAGGCCCATGGGCATTCCAACCAAATTCTGAGTTTGGAGTGTGAGTCCTGCGTTTGAATACTGAACAAACTCTTCTCCCATTGAGTCCGGGGCAATTCTGAAGGTTCTAGGTACATCGTAGAATTGTCTGATAAGCTCAACTATCTGAGAACATACTTCCCTGAACGCTCTGTAGAACACCTTGTTTGAGTTTCTTGATACCTTACCGCTTGTCTCCTGTAAGGCTGCAATAGCGGATGCTGCTGTTATTCCATTGGGTGCGGCACCGTTATTTACATCTTGGTTTGCGGTTACGTACTTTAACTCATCAATCTTTTGGCTTAAGACATCTACATAAGTCGGTGACAAAGGTTTAGTCTCGATGAGTCTGATGTTTGTTTCATCAAGGCTTCCGCTTACGTTGACTATGTCTTTCTCATAGTCCGTGTATTCTTCCATGTTGATTGCGCCATTGTTCTTTGAAAAGTATCTTGGCTTTGCTCCAAGTGCTGTGTTGCTTGTTACCGCATGGTTCATTACATCTATCTGCATTTGTGCATCTCTTGCTACATCGATGACACCTAAACCACAGATAGAGCCTTCAATGGGATATAATGCCTGACAAACAAATGGATACAATCCGTGGTCATACAGTCCTCTCTCTGCCATTGAAGGGCCTGTGGGTACTTTTATAGGTTGCTGTGTTACCGGGTCTATTGCATCTGCCGTGGGTACTTCCGTATCGTTCTCGGTAGCGTACAACACAATGTTGTTTACAAACTTGCAATACTGAAGAACTTTCTTGCCGTTATACTCTGTGTGGTAATACCAATCCACTACAACCGATTTTCCGTCTGTGGATACGTTGTCATCGTACAGATACTTGGCCAGGGAAATACTTTGTCCACCAAGTTTACCCACACATTGTGGATAACGTTGCTCAAGGATTCTGTTTGATACAAGCTCTGTGTTGAAGAGGTTTTCTGACTCTTGGATGTCGGTAATTCCCGGTTCCCAAAACAGGTTGATGAGGTCAATTTTCTTAACCGAAATGTCTCCAAGTCCGTTAAGCTTACTTGTGTCCCAAAAGATTCCCTGTACGCATCCGCCCTGCTTTAACATATAAAGTGCAACGTCTGAGTAGGTTTCTTCGTAGTGGTTCTGCTCTAAGATGACAGGAACAATTGACGATAATCTTTTTGCTTCGGCTTTATCATCTTCCTGTCTAGGTCTAAAGTTACACGTAGGATAAGAATCCATGACATCTGCGTGTCTGCTTATGATGCTTGACCACAGCCATGCTGTCTTGGGTTTGAAATTCTTATCAACCTTTGCCTTGTACTCTTCCCATTGATGGAGCTTCCACATCTGTTCATTTGCAATGATTTTGTTTTCAAGATGTGCTTTGCCTTCCTTGTACTTTCTCAATATTTCTGCTGCCTTCATCACTTCCTGATCCGTGATTTTGTCTTTAATCTCCTGTGGAGTAGGCATTGCCATCTCTGCTGCCCTTCTGTCTATGTCTGCTTGGGCAATTTGTGCTTCTAAGCTCTGTGCTTGTCTCTTAGCCATATAAACCCCCTTAATATTTGGATTTTGTATATTGATTTAATGGGTCGAAGAAGTGTACTTCTTCTTCCTGAATGATTCTTGGTGGTGTGGGTGAATACATACATACGTATCGAAGGTCATCACAATTGTGGGAAATTACTCCACCTTGAATGATAAAGTCATGCGTGTCTTCGACAGTCATGTTATAAACATCTTCCTCTCCTACACGCTTAACACTTTTTACCTTCATTTCTAACTCTTCTCCTTCTGAAAGCTGCCTTACAATTCTGATGGCAAAAATGGTTGCTATTTTCGCCAAAAATACGCTTACTTTGAAATTCCTTGCCACAATAAGTGCATTTGTACGTTATCGGTGTGCGGTTTTCAAAATTCTTTTTGCCTAATTGAGAGTGAAAAGCATATCCTTCTTGTGAGCCATGCCACTTCTTGGCTTCAACTTGTGCCTTTTTCATATTCTCCATTGACTTTTCTATTCTTGCTTCTTCTTTGCCATGAAGATGTCCGTGTTTTTTCCCTTCAATCATCTGCAAATTCTCGATGCTGTTATTATTTCTATCTCCATCGATGTGATGTATGTGATATCCCTTTGGTATTTCGCCATTGTGAAATTCCCATACTGTTCTATGGAGTCTTTTCCCATTGTGTTGATAATAACTTCCGCACAAATAAAAATTTTCTCCATTGAACATCTGATGTTTGGGCGATATTACTATGACTTCCATGTTTTTACATCCTTCCCTAAAAGTTTAGATATGGGACACCATGTTCCATCAGATAGCATTATTGGATGATCAGGTGTTCCTCTGAATTTTGTTCCATCTTCTAATTCGACTTCGAACACTTCTACCTTGCGCTTGGTTATGCCACAATCTTTATATCTGTGTTTTTGCCCATCATGAGATATTACGTATCCTTCCTGTTCTAATTCTTTGAAACACCTATATCCCTTATCTGTGAGAACTTGTGTGTCTCCCACTAAACAGGCATGGTCTTCTAGGTCGCTGTCTAGGTCTTCCACTATGTGTTCGTCATACATCATCAAAGGCATGGTTCTGATGATTGCTTTGCAATTTTCGAAGAAGTAAAGCTTTGCGTATCCGTTTTCATCAAACTTCATTCGCTCTCTTACTTGCATCCATCCGGGAATACGTTCATTGTTTCCCTTCTCAAACCACAGTCCGCTTTTCTCTGCTTCTTGTGCAGGTGATACACCGTTTGCATCGTGTGAGCCATCCCATATGGAAGGGTCTGCTATTCCTAGAATCCTTTTGCCTTTGAGCCAAGGATGTTCATTCTCTATTCGTGCTATCTCTTTAAACTGTTTCTTGTTAGTCCACTTAACACCTTCGTTTGGTGTGCTTGTACATCCGTACAATTCAAGGATTCTGTAAAGAACTCCGTTCATAGGGCCGTTGCCTTCGGGTGATAATGCATACCACGCACATGAAAAAGGTTTTCCGAATCCCCAATCGTATCCTCTTAGGATTTTCCAATCGGGTGGAATGTCAAACGGCTTAATAACATGAGTCCAACGTCTTTGCATCAAGGCTTCTTCTTCGGTTAGACCTGCTGCCGCAATCTTTTCGGCATCGGGTGTCTCTCTGAATTCTTCGAAGTATGCTCCTTCGAATACGTCCCATCTGCCTTCTAACCACGCTTTCTTTAAAGCAGGTGGAAGAGATTCTAGCTCTGCAACGTATTCAGGCTGACTTTTCATGAGTGGTTCATTGTCTGTTACCAAACTCTGTATAAAGGCATAGTCTTCAGGTTTCTCTCTGTCCTTGAATTTTCTGTCTATAAAAAGACGTTTTATGTATCCGTGGCTTACTCCACCGGGGTTACAAGTGTAATATGTCCTCTTGGGATAATTATTGATACCTCTCACACAGGTGTTTAACTTCTTTATCTGTGTCTCGGTAAGCATTGTCGCTTCATCCAAAAACAAAACGTCTACTTCTGTTCCTTGGTATCTATCTGCATCCTTTTCACTATCGCAATATCGAAACATGATGTATGAGCCGTTGGCAAATATCATCATCTTTTTTGCTTCGTTGTATCGGCAAAAGCCATTATTGTTTCCGCAATGAAGCATCTCCATCATGGGTAAGATGTGGTTTGCCAATAATTCGGGATATGTCTTTCTGACAATCATTTCCCTGATTCCCGGATACGCACCTGCAAGAATTGTTGACTTCATTCTGACACCCATACTCTTGCCGCCACCCCTCGCCCCGCCATATCCAACGTGTCTGTGCGTTTCTTTTAGAAGGATTTTCTGCTTCTCTGTAGGTGTTGGGAGAAGTATTTTTGTCACATTATTTCGTGTACTCATCCGACAACTCCAATTCAAATACAGTGTTTCCGGGTGTGTCTTTCTCGACATCCCTGTTTAGCTTCTCAATACGTGCTTTCTGCTCTTCGACATCGAGGTTAGAACGATATACACCAATGTCTCTTAGGTCTTTTAGAATTGATGCATAGTTTCTTAAGGACTTTGAGTCTTTCTTCGCACAACATTTGATGCCTTCCATCGTCTTGGTGGTTAACTCAAATAAGGCACTTAAAAAGGCTTGTTCATACTCGGTTTTCTTCGCAATAATTTCTTTCTCTACATTTTGTTCGATTTTTTTATTGCGTTTTTCCCTGCCTTCTTGCCACTTTTCCTTCTTTGCTCTTACGGAAATCGTGCTTTTTGAGACATGATAGGTCTCTGACAGAGAAGTCATCGAAGAACCTTTGTAGTATTCTGATTTAATTTTTTTCCAATTTATCGGCTTTCTGCCTGTTGAGGTATGCGAAACCTCTTGTTTATTCGTCTGCATGGTTTAATTGTAGTTTTTGGTTTGTTCGGTTTTCTACCCACACCACTTTTTCACCGCAATATGTTGTATTTATGCACTTTTCCACATCTAGTGGTGGGTTATCACCCGGTTCGCTTTACTTATCCACTCATTTCTTATGACTATTAAAAAAAGTCCCCGAAGGGACTTTTCTTACTCATATTTTGCCATCAACATCTTGTAAACTCGGCATTTTTCGTAGTCGCAATTGCAATACTTACACATATACTTGTCTTTATCTTCTTTCAGCATCGCACCCGATGGCAATCTAAAGATGTTTTTAGTGGCCATGTTGTTTTCAACACCTTCACAGCTTATGGATGCGATATCTGATTTTGAATAGAACGGACATTTAACGTCCTGATCCCCATAAAAACTCATTTGATTACCCCCCGAAAGTTTCCCAATAAGAGCTGCTAACTTAAGTGCTTCTTCCTGTCCTTGATGTAACAGGTCTAAAGCCAATCCGTATAACTCGTTAATCACATCCTCTAGTGCTTTGCTCGTCGTGTTCCCCTAATAAATCCTTCATGCTGTTTAAACTTGCTTGTAACAATGCGACTTTTCTTTTGAGTCGGCTTTCACAATCCGTCATCTCTTCCAACCATACCAACTCTTTTGTGGTGAAT